TTAGGTTTGATAGACTAATCATAGCAGAGCGTCTAACCCCACCAACCACAACAGCAGCAGCTACCTGACACATAATGTCATGACACTCAAGGCTATTCAACTTACGTCCTGCGGCTTTTCTGAAGGTATTCACCACAAACTTGAATAGGTTCTCTAAGGGTTCAGCACCAGAAGCACGTCCACCAAAGGTCTTCAGCCTAGCACCAGCAGGACGCACCTTAGATATATCCCACTTAGGTATCTCACCAGCATAGAGGCGGCTTATGATTTGACGGAAAGCTTTAGCCCATCCTTCTTTACTATCAGCTACTACTACAATCTCATCAGTCTCAGTAAACTCTGCTGGTATCTCAGGAAGCTTCTTAATAAACTCACGTTCAACAGAGAAGCCAACACCAGTACCACACATAAGAACCATTAACGCCTCATCAAACGCTTTAGGGTCATCAACAGCAAGAAAGCTACAGTTATAAGCAGCAACATGGTTTCTATCTAATGCCTCCCCAGCAGTCATGATAGTACGCATTGATGGTACTACCTCTAGATTTAGAATAGCATCCTTAACGTCTGGTCTTTCTGACAGCACAGGAAACCTTCCTGTCATGTAGTTCCACCATCGGTCTACTGTTTCGTTCCATGTTTCTCTTCGTTCTTTATCCTCTAGCCACCTAGCATAGCGGCTTACATGGATATAGGATTGGTATGAATCCATTATCTATCGTCCCCTTCTCCGTGTAACTTGTTTTCAAGCGCACGTTTGTTTAGCTTTCTTAAATTCTCTTCTGCGATTCCCTGTAGTGACAGGCCACAGTCGTGTGCTAATGCTGCTAGATACCAGAGAACATCTCCCATCTCTGCCTGTATCTTTTCCTTCTGTTCTTCCAGAGGAATATTATCACGCATCATTTTCTTAATCTTTCCTGCTACCTCACCAGCTTCTTCAGCTAGTCCAAGTGCAGGATAGGAAATAGCATACTTTGAAGGATAGATAGCAGTACGCCTAGCCTTAAGTTGATACTCATAAAAATCCAGCATTACCAGTTTACTCCCTTTGTTTTCTCTAGTAGTTCAATCATCTTGTTAAGATACCATACAGCTTTCTTAGCATCCTGAATAGGATTACCCTTCTTCCACAGGCGTGATCCTGTATACTTAAGGATGTTTCCATGGCAGTAGCTAATAGCCTCATACTCACCTAACACATCTACAATGTAGTCAATGGTTTCAATCTTACCATCAGCGTAGTGAGCAGGACTATTAATCATATCACGTTCCTTACGGTCATTGAGAACAGCAATCTTCTCACACATACTACTTGCTCTGTCCTCAAACTCTTTTAACTTACGCTTCATATAATCTTCATAGCTTTCGTGTCTGGATTCCATAGTGTTACCTCACCTGTGTCTGTGTCATATTCACCGTTGCGTAGGATACGAGCTAGTCGTGCGTTCTCTAGTGCTACTTCTTCTGAGAGACCTTTGCTAATGTACGCTCTGACCACCGCACCCCAGCCATCACCAAACTCAAGGATTTTCTCAGCAGTTTTTGCACCAACTGAAGGACAACCTTTGTAGTTGTCAGTAGCATCACCAGTAAGAGTTTGTATAAAGAAGTTGTGATCTGCCTCAACCTCTCCGATTTCCACAACCTCTCCATTAAGCCAATGAAGTGCTGGTATAGTTTGTAGGTCTTTGTCTTCAGACCAGATAATAGTGTCTTTGTTTGCAGTACCAAGTATTCCCAATACGTCATCTGCTTCAAGTCCCTTGTAGATTATAGTGTTGTATTTACCAATTATGTAAGACCTAGCCCAGCTTAGTAACATAGGCTTCCTAACATTACTTCGGTTAGCCTTGTAGTATGGTGCTAGCTTCTTACGAAAGTTTTCCTTGTCAGACAAAGCCACAATACAGTCCTGAACAGGAGCTTCATTAAGTAACTTGTCTATCTGTTCCTCAATGCGGATAGCTACATCAGCCTCATGTGAGTGTAGTGTCCACAGTCCGTCACCCCAATCAATAGGAGTCTCAGCAGAAGCAGAAGCTTTGTAAGCTATGATGTCTCCATCAATGAGCAAAAGGGTCATCGTCATTATCCTTTCCTATAAAATGTTCAAGGTCTTTTAGTTTACTGTGTGTCATTACTTCAATACCCATCTTAACTTGTATGTAATCTAGGTATGATTCAACCAACCATTTGATACACAGACATATGGTTATAGCGAAGAAGCTACACGTTAGTATTAACTTGAATAAGAAATCAAAGTCCATGTTGTATGCACTCCTTCGCTTGTCCTACTGACATCTTGAACCACTCACCCCTACGCTCTGCAATCTTCTCAGCAGCCTTGTGTGCAGCAGCCTCAGCATTACGTCTGTCTTTAGTAGAGGCAGCATACATTACTTTGTAGTCACGCATTGGACTGCTTGTCTGGTAGCCGTTACATCTATCCTCTGCATCTACAGCCATACCAATCTTTACCCAGTCAGGCCATGCTGGATTAGTAATAATGTAGACCTGTCCTTCAGTGCTACGCTCATAGTTCTCAAGACTGGAGAAGGCAGCTTCATCAAATGATTTATATCTACCAGCTTTCCACAGAGGATGAGACTTAGGTACATACTTACCAGCTACAAACATTCTCTCAAGATATTTCTTTCTATGTCCAGAAAGTCTTCGCCTAGTACCATCAGAGTTTCCATAATACCACCATTCACCTTCTTCAAAACGACAATTTATATTAGTGGGTGTCTGCCCAGTTTCTTCCGTACTTGTATTCGCTGTCAAGTCTGCACCTGAACCCGAAGTGTTGCTCAACGTCTCGCATACATCGCTGAATAAGTTGCCCTGTCGCATCTTCCTG